TGGACACACACTTTTGACCTCACCACCTACGAATGGTTCGGAGGAAGTTGGGTCGAAAAACCAACCAACAACTAGAAAACACTACCATGGCAGCTATCTCCTTCCCGGCCTCACCGGCCCTCAATGACATCCACTCCGTCGGTTCCCGTTCGTGGAAATACAACGGCACCGCTTGGAAACTCGTCCCTCGCACAACCGATGCGGTTGTCGAAGGTTCCAACAACCTCTACTACACCAACGCCCGCGTGGCCTCGGCCCCAGCCGTCACCGCTTTGGAATCCCGCGCAGGCGCGATTGAGAGCGACATCACCGCCATCGAGTCGGCAGCGACCAGCTTGACCAGCCGGGTCGGCATCGCCGAGGGAGAAATTGATTCTCTCCAATCCGGCCTCTCCACCGCGCAAAGCGGCATCACCGCGCTCAATGTTCGCGTGGACGATGTTCTTTCCAATGTGGATGGCACCGCCCTCAATTCGCTATCGGAAATCGTAACCGCTTTCCAGTCTGCGGATTCCAACCTCAACGGAGCCATTTCCAGCCTCGCTGGTGCCGCCTCGTCGAACCTCGCCAATGCCGTCTCCTCGCTGGAAGCCGCCGATGCCGATTTGGCCTCGGACATTTCCGGCCTCGACGCCCGCCTCGACACGGCGGAGGGCGAAATCAACACGCTCCAGAGCGACCTCGACGCCGCCGAATCCGCCGCCAGCACTTTGGCCGGTCGGGTAACCAGCGCCGAAGGGGACATCGATTCGCTGGAAGGCCGCGCCTCCTCCTTGGAAGGCGGACTCTCCACCGCGCAGTCGAACATCTCCTCCCTCAATAGCGGCAAGCAAATCAAGGATGTCATCTCGACAACCGCGCCGTCACACACCGCCGGTCTCCGCTGGATCGACTCTACCGACATGGCAGAGTATGTCTCCTACAACGGAGCCTGGGTCGAAATCGACAAGCAGTAAAAAACCATGTCCGCCCTCGCGTTTCCATCCACCCCGTCAGTCAACGACACCTTCACTTCCGGCACCCGGAAGTGGAAGTGGACGGGAGCGCGTTGGCAGGTCATGCCCGTCACCATCCCGGCCTCTCGCCTCTCTGGCGAGGGGGCGGAGATGGGCGACATCCTCGTCTTCGACGGCGAGGCATGGTCCCCCGTCCCCCTCACCGAGGGCGGTTCCACCATCGCCCGCGCCGCTTGGGCAGAACCCTACCACTACTACGGCACCGCCCCCACCGGCACCGCCGAATCCTCCGCCGGCTGGACGATCACCCGCATCACCACCGATGCCGATGGGTCGGTCACGGCCACCCAATCCGCCACCGGCGCGTGGAGTAATCGCGCCTCACTTTCCTACAGCTAAAACCTCAAACCCACCACCACCATGACAGCTACCAACCCAATCGAAATCAACGGAAAATCCTACGACAAATTCTCGCTCAACTTGGCCATATCTGGCCGGTATCTGGGCGATGGTTCTTCAGACGCCAATGTCGCCATGCGCCTCGTCCCGACCCGCATCGAGAATGGCGAGGTCATCACCGCAGACGAAGCCGCCATCGGCATTGCGCTCGGATCACTGGCAGGCAGCGACGAAGCCACACAGCAAGCGGTTGGCGCGATCCAAGCCGCTCTGCAAGCCTACATCACCGCGAAAGGACTTTAATTATGGCAACCTACTTTGCCCGCAAAGCCGGGAACATAAACGCCGCCGATGTCTGGGCCACCACACCAACCGGCACAGCCGCCGCCGTCACATTTGCCAGCGGCGATGTCCTAATGGCTAACTCATTCACGATCACCGTAAATGTGTCCACCAATCTTGGCGGAACTGGTCAGATTCGCAACGATGCAACTGGCGGAGCAACAGCGGGCGGGTCATTTACAATGAGCGATGGAGTAACTTTAACAGCAAATGTTTATGGAGGAACCGCAAGCGTAGCCACATTGACAGCAAACCCAACGGCATCCCAATTTATCGTCGGAAATCTATATGGTGGCGCGGGCGGATCTGCATCCGCACATGCAATAACTAACACACTAAATACTGGCACATTGACAATAACTGGAAACCTAATTGGAGGAGCTGGATTATCAGCAGGCACTTGTGCGTTAAATATGTCATCCGCGAATGTTGTTGTTAGCGGAAATGTCACAGGCGCGGCTAACACTTCATTTGGCGTGGGTGAGGGAATACGAATGACTGGAGCAGGTAGCTGCACCATTACCGGCAATGTGACCGGTGGAGCGCATTCCACAAACTATGGCGTTCGAGTAACGGGCGCTGGAAACATCACGGTTGTCGGCCAAGCCATAGGTGGCGTTGCGGCCCCTGCCATCAACAACGAATCGACGGGTCAAGTCACCGTGACCCGCGCAGTTGGCAATGGTTTTGGAGGCGGCTCGGTTGGCTTATCCGCAGCAGTTGGCGTCAGCAATGTGGCGAACCAATCGTCCATTACAATCGCGGAGCAAATCGAATTTGGAACCCTTGGCCAAAGCCCAGTCAATGGACGCATCCGGTTGAAAAAAGCCAACACCAATGTCGCCGTCTTCAACTTCTGCGACACCGCAGGCGCAAAGACATTGATCGACGCCACGCAAAACGCCGCCATGCCAGCCGCCAGCAATGTGCGGAGCGGCGTGACCTACGCCAGCGGAGCGCAGACCGGCACATGTGCAGTGCCAGCCGCAGGGTCAGTCGCCCTCGGAGTCCCCGTGGACAACACCACAGGCACGGCAGTCCTCACGCCAGAAGCCGTGTGGAGCCACGCCACCCGCACCATCACCGGCGGGCTTGTCGATACCGCAACAACATTGACCAACGCGCCCACCGTCCCCACCGCCAGCCAGATTTCCTCACAGGTCAGAACCGAGTTATCGAGCGAACTCGCGAAAGTCTCGGCCCTCAACCCGACTCGGCTCTCGCAAGTCACGACCACAGAAATCCTCGGGAATCTTCTTGCTCAAGCGAACTCCTAATGAATAGCGACCAACTCAAATCCGCAGCCACCGGCCTCATCGGCAGCGCCACCTCCATCGGCGCGGCGATTTACTCCATGCTTCCGCATCTGGAAGCGTGGATGCGTTTCGCCTCCGTAACGGTCGGGTTCGCGGTCGGCCTCGTCACCCTCGTCAAAATCCTCCGCGACCTCAAAAAGTAGCATGCCGAAGTTCGATTTCTATCCATCGTTCAACGCCGGTGAAGTCTCGCCCTTCATCGACGCCCGGACGAGTCTGGAGAAATACCGCAGCGCCTGCCGCACTTTAGAGAACTTCCAAATCCTGCCCTACGGCGGCGTCATCCGCCGCCCGGGGACGCAATTCCTCGGAGCCACCAAATCGGCCACCAGCCAGACCCGCTTGATCGGGTTCAACTTCTCGACCACGACCCGGTTCCTCATCGAAATGGGCGTGGGCTACCTTCGATTTTGGAACCCCGCCACGGGAGCCTTGCAGACCAACACCTCGGGCGGGACTTTGGAAATCTCGCACCCGTATGTGGGAGCCGACCTGCGCGAAATTCAATATGTCCAGATCAACGACATCATGTATTTCGCCCACGCGAACTACCCCCCCTACAAACTCTCGCGCCTCGCAGATAACAACTGGACATTCGCGGAGGTCGTTTGGGACTTCCCGCCACAACTGCAACGGAACAGCACCGACACCACGATTTCTTCCAGCAGCAATCAAGGCACCGTGACGCTCACCGCAAGCGATCCAATTTTCAAATCCGGCCATGTCAACACCCGTTGGGACTTGAAATGGAAACGACTCACTGCGTTTACAGAATACACAATCAACGCCGTTGGCGTGAGCAAGTCCCTCGATACCATTGGAGCGTGGGATTTCAGCACCAGCGGTATCTGGAACGCCACCCTCCGCCTCATGCGGATACCTAACGAAGTCTGGAAAAAAGGGCCGATCAAAAAAAGTTTCACCCGGTCTGGAACGACCGCCACGATTTCACATACCGACCACGGCTACCAAACAGGCGACTTCGTTCACATCGTCAGCGGATCGCCTTTGGCTACGACCATTCCGTATTCGATCACGGTCACAAACGACAACGCTTACACAATTTCGGTGGCAAATTCCGGCGGCACCTCTGGCACCGCAGAAATTGAAAACCTTTCACAGATGGAGGTCGTCCGGGAATACGATGTCAACGCCGACAAAAACATTCTTGCCAGCGGAAATGAGGCCGACCGATGCGGACTAAAGATTTGGGTTAGCACCCACACCAACCCAATTGCCAACGGGCAAGAAGTGCAATTCACTTTACTCCCTGAGACCAGCGCACTGAAATCCTCAGACACTTACACGGTAAAAAATGTCAGCGGCAACACATTCCAAATCCAAAATTTGGACAATACCAGTATTTCCGTCGCAAACAACGGAATTTACGGGGGAGAGACAGCAGTCGTTATTAAATCGGGAGTCGTGAGCGTTTCCTTGCTGACTTTGAGCGGATTGGTTGACGGAACTTTTACCTACACTCTCGACACAAAAGCCCGCGCCCTTCTTTCCAATTCAAATTACTCGACAGGCGGAATCGTTAAAATCAACTCGGTAGCAAGCAACGGACTCACGGCATCTGCAACCGTGACGGAATGGCTTGGAGCGGATTCGCTCAACAATAAAAAAACAACCCTTTGGACCGAGCCAGGCTTTTCGGGCCAAACCGGCTACCCGCGCTCGGTCGCCATGCATGAGCAACGCCTCTGCTATGGCGGCACATCCACCCAGCCAAACACCATTTGGTGCAGCGCCATCGATGATTTTGAAAATTTCCAGACCGGCGTCACCGCCAGCGATGCCGTGCAGTTCACGCTCGCGGCCTCGGAGGGCAACCGCATCAATTGGATGTATAGCCAATCCCAACTTCTCATCGGCACATCCGGCGACGAGTGGACGATTGGCAGCGCCGATTCCTCGCAGGCGCTCTCGGCCACCAATGTGCAGGCGAACCGGCAATCATCCTACGGGTCAAAATATATGAAGGCCGCGCTGGTGAACGATGTCCTCCTCTTCGTCCAGCGCAACGGACGCAAGGTGCGTGAGTTGGTCTACGAACTCAACAAGGACGGCTGGGTCGCGCCGGATTTGACCTTGCTGGCCGAACACATCACCTCCGGGGAGATCGTGGACATTGCCTACCAGCAACAACCCGATGCGGTCCTCTGGTGCGTTCGCGGAGACGGCACACTCATCGCCATGACCTACGAGCGCGACCAGAAAGTCGTCGGATGGCACCGCCACACCCTCGGCGATGCGGATGTCGAGTCGGTCGCCACCATCTACGGAAATGGCACCGAGGACGAACTTTGGATGGTCGTGAAGCGCAATGTCGGCATCGTCGCCGGTCAAAGAGTCCAGTTCACGAACCTCCCTGCCGGGTCGAATCTTTCAGCCACGGAAACCTATGTCGTCTTGGCCAATCCCGGGTCGAACACCTTCACCATCGGCAGCTTGATTGGCGAGTCGCTAGGCATTGCCAATTCTTCGATCACCCCGACCACAACTCGCGTTGTCGTTGTGGATGGCAGCTACTCCGCGCCGGTTTCCAACTTGACGGACGGCGTTTTCACCTACACCGGTGACGCCGCCGCCACCAAGCGCACCGTGGAGCGATTTCCGCTCCTCTGGAGAAAACACATCGATGACCAGACCGCCAAGGACTACCGCTATCTCGATGGTCATGTTTCCTTCGCGACCGGCGCGGTCAACCGCTCGATTTCCGGCCTCGCGCATCTGGAAGGCAAAACCGTTACGGTGATGCAGGAAGGAAGCTCTCCCGTCACGCGCACGGTCAACAACGGTGCCATCACCGTTCCCCAAGCCGCCGCAGGATATGTCGGCCTGCCCTACACCTCAATGCTCCGCCCGATGAAGCTCGACGCCGATTTCGAGGACGGCACCGCGCAGTCGCGCAAGAAGCGCATCCACCAAGTCGTCGTCCGCACCCTCAAAAGCCGGGGCGGCGAAGTTCGCACAAATAATGGAACATGGTATGCTCTCGCCCCGACGACCACCACGGGCGACCAAAAGATCATCCTCGGCGGAGCGTTCGGCATCGACGCCGATGTCGATGTCCGCCAGAACGAACCTTACCCAATGTGCATCATCTCGATCCTCCCCAAGTGGGACGCTTACGGCAATGAGTGAGATCACCATCCGCCACTACGAACCGACCGACTACGAGATGCTCTCGGAGTGGTGGCATGCCCACGGCAAGCACCGCCGCCCGGAGCCGATGCTCCCGAAATGCGGAGTCGTCTGCGAGATCGACGGCAAGCCGGTCTCCGCCCTCTTCCTCCACATGGACAACTCCTGCGGGATGTGTCTAGCAGACCATGCCGTGAGCGCCCCCGGCCTTTCCTTGAAAACCGCGATGCTCGCTTTCAAACATTGCGTGGCTTGCCTCAAAAAAATCGCCAAGGATTTCGGCTACCACACGATGGCGGTCTTCACATACCCCGGCATAGCCCGGGTGCTGGAGCGGCAGGGGTTCCGCGAAGCCAATCGCGACCAAGTTTTTCTTATGACACCAACTGAGGAGGTTTCTAATGGCTGACGGGGGGTTAACAACAATGTTGGTAATATCTGCGCTGGCCACCGCCGCCTCGACCGG